GATCTCGATCCTGAGATGTTTAAGATGTTAGTTAAAGTATTAAACGAGCAAGCGGAGGAGGCTAAAAATGCCAACCATAGAAATACGCGGAAACGTTGATCTACGTAAAGCTCTACGCGCTTTTGCTCCGGATCTCGAAAAGCAACTAAAAAAAGATTTAGCCGCTGCTATGAAACCCGTAGTAGCTAAGGCTCGAGGCTTTGTACCTGCTGAGGCACCTATGTCCGGCTGGGCACCTCGATCTTTCAGCGAGGCTAGATTTCCATTTTATAGCGCTAGTACAATTAAGTCCGGGATCGTTTACTCAACCTCTCCAAGTAAAATAAATCCTTACGGCTTTAGCTCGATGGCAACTATCACTAATAAATCTGCCGCCGGTGCTATCTATGAAACCGCCGGCCGTAATGGTCCTCAGCCGTGGGTAGGACCTAAAGCCGGAGGCGCTAGTAAGAAAGTAAGCCGATCCGTAAATCCTAAAGCCGGTGCTACATTTATCGAAAATCTACCCGAGCTAACGAGCAGCCTTAAAGGCCGAGGGCGTTTAATCTTTAAGGCTTGGGCTCAAGATCAAGGAAAAGCCGAGGGCGCAGCTCGTACGGCTATCGATAAAACTACTAAAGCTTTTAACGCGATCATATCTAAAGGTAAATTAAGTAGGGCCGCATAATGGTATTACCTGTAATTAATATTGGCTCGAAGCTAGACGGTAAAGGGTTTAAGCAAGCCGAGACGGCCTCAGACAAATTAGGCAAAAAGGTTAAGACCCTTGCTAAGACTTTTGCCGTTACTTTTAGTGCTGCGGCCATGCTTTCCTACGGTAAAAATGCCGTTAAAGCTTTTGCAGAAAATGAAAAGTCAGCCAAGCGCCTCGAGATGGTATTAAAAAATCTAGGTTTAGCTTTCGATACCGATATTATTGAAAAGAAACTCGGCGATATATCGGCCAAGTTTGGCTACGAGGGCGAGGTATTACGCGAGGCTTTCCAAAAGTTAATCACCGCAACCGGATCTACTACTAAAGCGCAGGATCTATTAAACCTATCTCTAGATGTAGCCGCCGGGTCGGGCCAAGATTTACTTACCGTAAATCAGGATCTTGCAGCGCTCTACGTGGGCAACACTAAAGGACTTAGAAAATATAATTTAGGCCTTAGTCAGAGCGAATTATCTACTTTAGATTTTAATGATGCAGTTACATTATTAACTAAGACTTTTGCCGGGGCAGGTACCGCAGAGCTTGAGACTTACGCCGGCAAGATGCGCGTACTTAAAGAGGCGGCAGGAAACGCTCAAGAAATTATAGGTACGGGTTTAGTAGATGCTCTATCTAAACTAGGAGACGATGACTCCATAGCAACTTTAGCTAAAAACATGGAAACGGCCGCCGAAAATACCGCCGATGTTATTAGAGGTATTGGAGTCCTAGCTGCAAAATTAAAATCTATCCCGGGTTTTGACTCTAAAGATTGGGAGTACGTTTATAATATTTCCTATCTCAAGTTTATAAAAAATCTAGGCAAGGAAGATAGACTAAAGCCTAAGCCTTTTACAACCCCTATGACTATTTCGGGCTCGACCGACTCAGGGGTTAAAGCCGCTAAGGCTAGAGCCGCGGCAGAGGCGGCGGCAGCTAAACGCCAAAAAGAGTTATTAGCCCTACAAAAGAAAAGCGCTCTAGCAGAGAAAAATAAACTTTCGTTATCAAAGGCTGCGGCGGTGTTTGACACTAACCGCATCTCTATCGCTGCAGCTCTACGGGCTACCTACGACAAGGAAACGATCTTACGCCTTGAGGCTTTACAGGCTATCGAGGAGGATAACGGCGACCTCGCACTCAAGAAAATTAACGAGTTAGCGGCCTTGCAAAAAAATGCGGACATGGCAAAACTAGCCGGTATTACTCAGGTTAGCGAGGCAACTCTTTCAGCTCTTAACACTCAATTACTAACCGAGTTAAAGGGTATTAACGATAGCAAGATGGCCGAAGCCGATAAAGAGGCCGCTCGGCAGATTGCTTTTGGTAAATATAATGCAGCTTTAACGGCAGCCGGCGAGTTAGCGGCTAAAGAAAGTTATAGCGAGCGCGTACAGATCCAACTAACCGAGATCGCTCGCCTTGCATCTTTAAGTAAAACCTCTAACGCGGCAACGACTCTTACAAAGCTCCGCGAGTCTGAGGAGCTAAGCATGATTAGCCGAATAAGTGATGCACAAAAAAAGGCGGACGATGCGCGGCTTAAGGCTTTACAAGATTACATAAGACTACTCGGCACGGTGGGATCAACAGGCACGGGCGGCGGAGGCGGAGGCGGCGGCGGCAGCTCGGCAGCCGTTTATACAATTCCAAAAAACACTAAAGATTTTACCGTTAATAATCCGGTAATTGCTAAATTAGTAGAGGATGTAAATTTTGCCTCCGAAATGGTCACAGATCAATTTTTTAAGGCTTTAACCGATGGTGCAGATATATCTAGTGCCGTGCGAGGTGCTAATTACCAAGCTAGAGCAGAGGCGGAATACGCCGCATCTTTAGCAAAGGTATCCCTTACCGATGCAATAGCTCAAGGATCTTTCACACAGGGTATAGCCTCAGGTTTATCAATGTCTGCCGCGGCAAGTGGAGCACGTTACGCAGCTCAAGCGGCGGCGACTTATAACCTTAATTTTAATACAGGGGTTATAGCTCAACCGGACGAGTTTGCTACCTTGCTACAAGATACGATCCAAAAACTTAATCGAGGTGGAGATCCTCTAACCGTTGCCGGTGCTCTATGACCGTCCCTACAATTAACGCGGTTATTAACTTTTCTACGGGTCCGGCTTTTGCACAAGCGATGATCCTAGATAGCGGTATTTTAGGTACAAACGTATTAGCAGACTCAGCGGCTTTAATCGTGGACGTATCTAATCAAGTGGACGGCGTAACTACTATGCGAGGCCGTAACGCGCAGGCCGATGTATTCCAAACAGGTACGCTAACGCTGCGTATCGTCGATCAAAATGGCGACTTTAATCCTCAAAATGCCGCCGGGCCTTATTACGGCTTACTTACTCCGATGCGTAAGGTACAGATTACGGGCACTTATGCCGGTATCGAGTATCCGATGTTTAGCGGCTTTATTACTAGCTATACAACTACTACGCCTAAGATGGCTACCGATGTAGTTTATACAACTATAACTGCGGTCGATGCTTTTAGACTTTTCCAAAATAGCCAAGTCTCTACTATTACTTTAGCCTCGGCCGGTGACCTACCCGGCGAGCGTGTAAACGCTATCCTCGACGAGATCGCTTGGCCTCCATCAATGCGCGAAATCCAATACGGCTCGACCATCTTTCAGGCAGACCCGGGCAACCCTCGCACCGCTTTAGCTGCACTACAAACGGCAACCATCTCGGAATATGGCGCTATCTATATTAACGCCCGAGGATCCGTAGAGTTAAACGATCGAGCCTTTTGTATAGAGTCGCAGGCTTTTCCGGTAACTAAATTTAATGACAATGGCACGGATATAAATTACTTTAACGCCGTATGGCGTTTAGATGATACTCAGGTTTATAACTCTGCCTCTATCACCAAGATCGGCGGTACGGCTCAGCTCGCGCAGGATCAAGACTCTATCGATGAGTACTTTGTGCACTCATATAACCAAACTGACCTTGTGATGGACACAGACCAAGCCGCGCTCGATTACGCACGTGCCTACGTAGCAAGCCGTAAAGATACGCAGACTCGATGCGATGCGGTAGAGCTTGATTTATATATGGACGATTATAACGATGGCATCTTGGCCGCTCTTAGTTTAGATTTTTTTGACCCGGTAGAGGTTACGACTAATCAACCCGGTGGCTCGACCCTGCAACAGACTTTACAAGTCTTTGGCGTAGTACACCGCGTTACGCCTAACTCATGGAAAACGACATTTACAACACTAGAGCCTATTATCGACGGCTTTATATTAGACTCATCACTATATGGAGTGCTCGATACCTCCGTACTGGCTTACTAAGGAGAAAAACATGGCTACTAGCTTTCCATTTGTAACCGGTGAGGTTTTGACGGCCGGGGACATGAACTCTCTCACCGCTTTTGACGTTGCCGCAGACAAAACAAACGATTACACGGCGGTATTGGCCGATCAATACCAAACACTTATACCTATGAATAAAGGCACGGCGGTAGCGTTTAAGATCCCTACGGATGCGAGCGTAGACTTTGCCGTAGGTACGGTAATTACCGTGTTAAATAAAGGTGTCGGAGATTGCACCATCTCGGCGGTTACAAGCGGTACTACAACTATTTTGAGTGCAGGAGCTACGGCCGCCGCTCCCATATTAGCTCGTTATAAAACCGCAGCTTGTATAAAAACGGCCGCTAACGCTTGGTACATCGTGGGAGCTATTGCATAATGTTAAATACCATAGCTGGATTATTAGCAGGTGGAGCAAAACCTAAACCATCGTCGGTCGATTATTTAGTCGTAGCCGGTGGAGCATCTGGCGGATTTTTTGCCGGCGGCGGCGGAGGTGCTGGAGGTTTACGTACCGCTACAGGTTTTGCAGTTAGCTCAGGATCGCCAATAACCGTAACGGTAGGCGGCGGAGGTGCTGGTAGCGGTGGGCAAGGTAATAATGGTAATGACTCCGTATTTAGCTCTATAACCTCAACCGGTGGAGGCGGCGGATCGGGTAACGGAGGTACAGGTAGTACAGGCGGCTCCGGTGGAGGAGGCGGCGGTTTAGGTAACGGCGCAGGTGGTGCAGGTACAAGCGGACAAGGTAGCGCAGGCGGTGCAACAGTAAGCGGCTCCGGCGGCGGAGGCGGAGGCGGCTCGTCTGCCACCGGATCGGCCGGTACCGCTCCGGGTGCGGTAGCTACAGGCGGCGACGGTGGAGCAGGTACATCTAGTAATTATTCAGGATCATCTTTATTTTACGCCGGTGGAGGCGGCGGATCTGCACAAGATCCTCCTGCGGTTTCGGGTAACGGCGGATCAGGGGTCGGCGGTAATGGTGGAAAAGGTAATAACATAGTTTTACCTACTGCCGGGGCAACTAATACAGGCGGAGGCGGCGGCGGCTCATGGTTTGGCGTAAACTCAGGCGCAGGAGGCTCAGGTATTGTAATTATTCGCTATCCGGATAGTTTTGCTTTAGCCGATGCAACTACGGGCTCACCGACGATTACTACTTCAGGTGGATACAACATCTATAAATTTACAGGATCCGGGAGTATTACTTTCTAATGGCACACGTAGCAGAATTAGACGCGAATAATAAAGTCTTACGCGTAATTGTTGTACACAATGATTACGAGCCGAACGTAGAGGCGTGGGCTACCGAGTGGGCAGGCGGCGGAGTTTGGAAACAGACAAGCTACAACGGCACTATACGTAAAAATTATGCCGGTATCGGTTTTACCTATGATGAAGCGCGCGATGCTTTTATTTTGCCTAAATGTCACGACGAGGCTACTTTGATTGAGAGCACGTGTAGATGGGAGTGCTTAAATGCCGAGCACAATTTTACAAAGTTATAACGGATATCCGGCTTCGAAAGATCCGGACGAGATTAAAATAAAGTCCTACCCCGTAAAGGGTACGGATCGTAAGCTGCGATGTGCTGAGAGTGTGGGGCCACTACTCGCAGCCTTCGCGGCTGAATTTCACGAGCTAATCGAGCCGATCGATGAGGGTACGTTTGACGATTGGGGCTACGCGTACAGGATGGTGCGAGGCAACCCTACAAAGCTCTCATGCCACTCATCCGGCACGGCTATAGATCTAAACGCCACAAAGCATCCTCTAGGAAAGTACGACACTTTCCCGGCTGAGAAAATACCGATGATTAGAGCACTAGCTAAAAAGTACGGCCTCAAGTGGGGCGGAGACTTTAAGAGCAGGCCGGACGATATGCATTTTGAGGTAGAGGTGTCGGCTACTAAGGCTAAACAACTAATAGAAAAGTTAGGATTAAAAGATGCCAACTAGCAGACAAGTAACCGTAACTACATCAGCGACTATTTTGGTGCCCGAAAGCATAGGAGATCAAACAGCTTTAATACACGCTACTAATGATGATCTATACATAGGCGGAGCGGACTTAACTACCGCTAACGGTTATCTCTTAGATCATAAAGATAAAATTACGGTACCCGTCGGAGATCATCAAGCGTTATATGGTGTCGTAGCAAGCGGTACTACAACGGTATCGGTGTATTACCAAGTCAATTAAGGGGCATTACAGGAGAGCACAATGAATAAAAAGCAATTAGAGGCAGCTGCAAAATCATACGCACGA